GTTCCCTTGCGCAACCCTCCCGACGTGTGGCGCTCCTGGTGCCGAAGGAATCTTGCTCACAAGTTCCCCTATGGTCAGTTCTTCTTGGCCTGGGGGAACCTTCAGCATCTGGCCTCTCTGTACGAGACTGATATCATCTGTGTTGACCACCATACTGATTCTCGAATCACGGATTGGAGCTTGGTTGGAGACGGAGATGCATCGAAGGCGGGATGGACGTTGATACAGACAGACCTTAGACCTCTGTACCTACTTCCGATTGTTAATGACCACTATGGGCCTCGTGTGAAATGGCAGCACCAGCATATACCACAGACCTGACAACGATCAATGTAGTCGATGTCGCAGGAGGTACCACTAACTGGACCGCGTTAGGAGGCGGTGCAGCGGGTCTGAACTCAGAGACTGACTACTACATTCAAGGTGATGCCTGTCTGTCTAAGAATGGTTTCACAGCATCGACTCGTGGGATGATCTACAGCGCTGGTGCAACTACCATTGCCGCAGGCGATGCTCTATTCATGTGGGTTCGACAAGCCAACAGAAACTTGTTGGATACTATATCAGCAGGCGGTGGTCAGATAGTCATCGGTTCAAGCATAGCTAACTACGACCACTTCTATATAGATGGCTCTGATGTGGACGGCTCGGATCTTCTTTCCTGGGTCAACTACGCAGTTGATCCAACTCAGACTCCGTCTACTACTACTGGTACCCCAACTGCGACTACCTTCTTCGGTTGCCTATGGAAGATTCTGGGGAGTGGTTCTCTGAAAGGCGCACCGAATGCCATTGATGTTTTCCGTCACGGTCGAGAGATCCAATGTACTAATGGCGATGTAACTAACGGTTATGCTACGTTTCTGGGTGCAGGAACATTCGATGCGAATACCACCCGACGTTGGGGTCTGTTGACTCCAGTCGCCGGCGGGTTCCAGTTCCATGGTTGCTTCGTCATGGGCACTACTGGGACGGCCGTTGACTTCCGCGACTCCAACCGGAATATTATTGTCCTCAACGACATTTTCTTACCGACTGGCTTCAACGAGTTTGAGATACGGAATGCTAGTTCTAATGTAGAGTGGACCGGCATTACCATTCAACATCTGGGTACCAACTTCCCAGCGATACTGACTCTCAACGTAGGGACGTTTACCGGCGAGAACTGTCGCTTTTCTGGATGTGCCACAACTACTTTCAATTCTGATGGCTCAAGCTCATGCATCAATAGCCAGTGGTCAAGTTCCGGACAGGTCATCCTCAATGAGGCTGATATTAGTGGTTCTTCCATTCTCACACCAACTGTTGCAGTTGACGAAGGAGCGGTCTATGATAATCGTACAACCTCCGGTGCCACGAGCATTAGTGAACTTGATAACTGTACTTTTAGTATTGGCGGCAATGCCCATCATGCTATTCGCTTTGGCTCAAACGTACTACACGACATCACGCTAACTGGAATCGAGTTCACGGGATTCTCAGCGACTAACGATGCGAACAACTCAACTCTGCGTTTTGATGGCACGACGGGTTCGATCAACGTCAACCTCATTGATTGTACAGTAGATGGCAATCCAGCTACCACCTCGAACGTCGGCGTGGATGATGCTGCGGGTATTACAGTTACTCTCGTTGTCAATCCCGTTACGACCAAAGTCACTTGCATTGATGAAGTTGGAAACGCTGTAGCCAGCGCTCGAGTCTTCCTGGAAACGGCAGACAATGGCGGAGGCTCAGGATTCCCCTACCAGGCGAGCGTTTCAACGCTTACGCAAACGGGAGGAACAGCTACTCTGACTGCTTCTGTAGCGCATGGACTAGCGACTAATGACTATGTGGTCATACGTGGCGCAGGAGACGAGCTCTACAACAAAGTAGCTCAGATCACAGTAACTTCAACCACTCAGTTTACCTACACAGTGGATGCTGGAGCTTCAGCCTCGGCAGGTGGAACTCCAGTATTCTCATACGTAGGTCTCTACGGAACGACAGCTACAACGGGAATTGTCCAGGCATCGAAGACTTGGCCAGCTTCTCAAAGCTTAACGGGTTGGGCTCGAAAGAGTACCTCTTCGCCGTACTATCGGCAGTCCTCTCTCTCTATCGCTGATGCGAGTGGAGGCTCTGATGTTACGGCTTTGATGATCCTAGACGAGTAGGAGAAGAAGAATGTCTAGCATTGGAAGTACGACTGAAGACATAGACGGTGTACCGATTGATCGGGGACCGAAAGAAGAGCGGGCGATGACTGAGGCTGAGCTTCGAGGAGCAATGCAAGATGTAGCCAAAGCCAAGATGTCCATCGGAGAAATGGCAACGACTAAAGGCCTGATGAATGAGATGAAGATTCTTCGTGCCTTGGTCGATGATGTTTGCAATCAGAACAACAAGCTCGTCGGAATGGTGATGACCCTGGAGCAGAAGTTCGAGAACTACCAGAAACAGCGCGCCATTGAGCTTCAGTCCTGGTTGGCTAAAGGTGGGAGCACTACGCCTGAGGATAACTGATGGCACTGTCACTCGATCCAGCAACGCGGCTTATCACGGTACCTCAAGCCGATCTGACTTTTGTCTCGGGGACTTTGTATTCCCTAGACACGGATCAGTTTCGGAAGGACGTGATGACGCTGCTGGCCAGCGAGCCCTATATCTGGATGCCCGATGCCTACATTCATAATACCGAAGTAACGGTAGCGGGTACGACATTTGCAAGAACGCTGGAGTTCATCAATGGCTACAGCGTCCAATTTGAATTCACGGGAAGTCAGTACAGCGTGAGACTGGAAGGCAGCAACAACAATATCTTCGACGTGGAGAATGGAATTCTTGTACCCACATCATTGGTGACTGTCATTCCCACTAACTCTGCGGGTCTGATTCTCAATGCACAATCAAGTCTGCAGCCCGGTGATATTACTGATATTGCTGATGCTGTCTGGGATGAGGCAGCAGCTGACCACACCACAGCCGGAACATTCGGACAACTTATGAGCAAGTTCCTGACTGTCGGGAAGTGGCTCGGATTACGAGGAGGCCCTGGCAAGTAATGGCTACGAGCGGAACAGTATCAACGACGGTCTTCAATACGCGGAAAGTTATCGACCACGCTTTCCGACGGGCGGGAATACCACCTCAGGCAATTGCTGGAGAGAATTTGCAGGTAGCTTTGGACCTGCTTTATCTCGATCTGTCAGCTTTGGCTAATGACGGCATTCCACTGTGGACGATCACTCCCCTTCTTCTTCCGATGTATGAGCGGGTTGCTACCATTCAGACTCCGGTAGGAACAGAAAGGGTCTATGACGTCAATCTTCGTACAGCTCAAAGGCTGACTGGGGATGCTAACAGCAGCGAGGGAATAGCAGCTGATGCCTTCGATGGGGATTTGGAAACAGCTTGTACTCAGGTGTCGGCAGCTGGGTACATTCAAACTATGCTTAATTCTGCTGCTACTGTGCCTATTTTTGGCATTCTTCCCAATGCCTCTGGCACGTGGGACATCTCAATGCAGTACTCCGACGACGGAATTGCTTGGACCACTCTTTGGACCGAGTCCGCATTGGATGTTGTAGCTGGCGAATGGTATTGGAGAGATGTTGAAGGGGTCCCCGAGAAGCAGTATTGGAGACTTCAAGCTAACGGTCTTACGGTTTTGGACGTTACAGAGCTTGTCTTTCAGAACGTACCCTCGGAAATTCCGATGTATCAGCTCAACAGAGGCGACTATAACAACCTTCCTAACAAGGATCGGACAGGAAGACCCACTCAATACTGGTTCAATCGCACGAGACAACAGCCTGAGATTGTTCTATGGCCTTCTCCTGAGCTCCAATTCACGTTCAATCAGGTCACGGGTTACGCTCAAAGAGCCATCCAGGACGTAGGAACGATGCAGCAAGAGCTCGAAGTACCTCAACGTTGGTACATGGCCATCGTTTTGAAGCTCGCGCAGCAGTTGGTGAGAGAAATTCGAGAAGCTGAAGTCGCTAGAACTCCCGATATTGACGCCCAAGCAGCTTTTGAACTGAGAAAGGCTTGGGGAAATGAAGGAGATGGCTCCGATGCCTTCTTCCGGGTCAACATTTCGCCTTACACGAGGTAACCATGCCGAAGTTTCTTGACACAACCGGGCGAAGCACGTATGGAATTGGTCTCTGTGACCGATGCAATCGCAAGTTTCCTTTGGAAGAGCTCTTTTCGGATCCAAATAGTCCGGGTCTGAAGGTCTGTTCCGATGATTTGGACGAGTATGACCCCTATCGACTTCCGAGTCGAAAGACCGAAGACGTTACTCTCCGATTCACCCGTCCGGATATTCCGGTTACGGACATCTTACAGACCGGATGGAACCCTGAGTATAGCTTGATTGGAGCAAGATATACTGGCGGTCCCGTCACCACTGGGCCTCGGATTACGGAAGATGGATCAATCAGGGTCATGGAAGACCCTTACCGCCAGAATGTAGACATAGGATAACGCAATGACCATCAAACTCTCTGAATTAGCCATAGGGCAACCACTGACAGGTGATGAGTTAGTCGAGATTGTCCAAGACGGGCAGAGTCGACGGACTACCATCGCACAGATTCAGGCCCCGCCTCAGCTTCAGGCAACCTATGTCACGATGACAGCCAACCCCGATCTGCCAAATGAGCGGATCTTGACTATGGGTACTGGACTTCAGCTGGCTGATGGCGGAGCAGGAGGAGCGGTAACTCTATCGGCAACAACGCTGCTGACTGAGCCTCAGATTCTCTACGATGGAGCCAGTAACCCTGTTCTTCAAACGGGAACGGGCGCCGTACAGATCTTTGAGCCTGGAGATACCGACTATCTAAGCATCACTTACTCGGGAACTAGCGTAGTTTTCTCCACGTTTGATCCGGCTCACACCATTGACATCGCTTCTACCGATCTTACGGTTACCGGGGGTGATATCATCCTGGATACCGGTAGCATCGTGCTGGGTACTGGTTCGATCTCGGCTGGCGCTGGACTACTCGTCCCTTATGAGATACCAATCCAGTGGGAAGATGCGACACCGACAGCTTACGACATGCTTGTCTTTGCGGGTTTCGTTCCGGGTGATGCTCCAGTTCCTGACCCGAATCTTGGTAATGTCTCTTTGCTTGTCACTGGCGAGACGGCTTTGAATTTCACTGGCAGCTTTAGCGCGGACATTGGTGGTGTAGGCTGGACCTATACCGGCGGCGATCCGTTCAGTGGTGCTGAGCTCGGCTACGTAACTACCAGCAATTTCAAGAATGGTCTTAGGTCGATTTTCTGCAAAGGTGAGACCGGCGCTACGTTCGAGGGCTTCGTCGGCCCTGCGCAAAACTCTACCGAAGCGGCCGTCTTTTTCCCGATTGGACTCGAGGAATTCACAATCGAGTTCTGGCTTGATCCGAGCACGGAATACAAAGGTCTGAATCCAGACGGCCGGTGGAGCAACAACTTTCCGGTGCTCTCGTCGTATAACACGCAGAGTCCAAGCGCGCAGTCAATCGAGATGGACATTGAGCCTAGGGGTTGGTTCAACCTCCTTGTCCCGATTTCTACTGGCCGTGTCGTCGTTCTTGCTCAGGTCGATCATGGACAGGGCTATACCAGTACGACCTGGATGAACGAAAGCTGGCATCACTTCGCGTTTACCCGCGAATCAGATGGCGAGTTCAGGGCGTACTTTGATGGCGTCTTGCGGGCTATTACAGGCTTTGGCCTGCAGCCAAGTCAGGCAACCTTACCGCTCGTGCAGCCAAGCAACGCACAAACCGTCAACATCGGCTGTAAGCAGCGAAACGGTTCGGTTCCTGATGGCCAAGGTGCTGCCGCATATATTGACGACTTCCGCATCACAAAAGGCGTTGCTCGTTACCTGCAGGGTGGTGGAACCGTCGGCACGACTGTTTTCACGCCACCTGGAGCACCCGATGGCACCGCGAAGACTAATCAGTTTATTGTCGGCGATCCGGGTTATGAGGTTCTCCTCGATGGTTTGGTAGTCACAAGCAATGCTGACGTTTATGCACCCAGAGTCGTTAGCGGAGATCCGGGAACTGAAGGTGACGGCATTTCTCTCGACGGTACGACTTATTTTAGTTCGTCCAAGGTCTCAGATATTGGCGGAACAAATCTGGCGCAGTTCATCCTGCATCGGCACTCAACGACTATTGCTCCGGTAATCTTATCTGCTCGGTCTAATAGCGATACCAGTGCACACACATTGGTAACTGATGGCCAGTCGCTACTGTGGATGATTGGCGCCGGATGGGATGGTGTCGCTTATCAGCGCTCAGCCGAGATTGAATTTGAAGTTGACGGCGTGGCAGCAGCTGATGACATGCCGGGTCGGATCATCCTGTCGACAACGCCGGGTGGAACAAAGGTTCCCGTCGAGCGGCTACGGGTCTCGAGCGAGGGCGGCCTGTATCTCAGCGAGATAGGTACCGCCGATGCAGACCTTGCGGGTAAGGGTCAGGTCTGGGTCCGCAACGACACCCCGAATGCGCTCATGTTTACGGACGATGCGGGCACCGACTTTGTGATCGGTGGCGCCGGCGTGACTCCGTTACTACCTACCGCGACGCCAGTTGGCAGATGGACATACGACGCCACAAGCCAAACGATGAGCAACCCCGGCTCAGGGTTCATTCGGTTCAACAACGTCACGCTGACATCCTCGAACGTCATGGCGATTCACTACATCGACGCCGATGGTCTCGATTGGGAGCAGCACATACTCGATGCGTGGGGCGGCACGGCGACTGGCATCCTGGTTCGGATGAGCAAGGTCGGTGATCCGCAGACGTATGTTGTCTGGTCAATCAACAGTGACAACGATCAGCTTACCCACAACAACCCGTACATCAATCTCATCGCGTTCGAGGGCACTTGGGCCAACGGGGACGAGATTTATATTGAGATTCAGACGCAGCCCTACGTCATGCGCCCGACAACGGATCACGGTATCTACTCGGCCAGCGCGATCCTATCCGGCCAGCCGCTCAATGGCCTGATACAGAGCGCGAGACTTCTGCACGATCCTGCTTTGTCGGCCTGCAATTTGGATTTTGTCCAAGGATCGACGTTCAGAATCTCGCACAATTTCAGCAACACCGACATGTCCGGCAGCGCGATTTTTCAAGTACGATCCAGTAATCGTTTCGAGATTTATGGGTCCACGAATAGCCTGCCACGGCTCACCGTCACTGAGGGCGCGATCAGCATTGGTCACGCCAATGACAGCGTTGCTGGCAACGGTGCGCCTATGTTGCGTATGCACGAGCGCACGGATGCTGGCGCCGATGAGGCCGACTGGGGGCAAGTCTGGGTCAAGGGCAATACGCCGAATGTTCTGATGTTTACGGACGACACCGGCGTCGATCACAACCTGATTGACATCGGTGCTGCGGCACAGACGATCTCTACCGGCTGGTCAACCACTACGGGTGGTTCAGTTACCCTAGCTGCAAACGCCGGAGTTTTCTATACGGAACAGACGGCTGATGATGCCCCGGGTACTGGGCAGGGTCAGATCTGGGTCAAGGATAATACGGCTCAGGTTCTCTACTTCACTGACGATACGCTCAATGATTACTACTTGGCTGGGCCAGATTTTGATTCAGATGGAGCCAATTTCACAGTAAGGCAGAACGTGCTAGTTCGAGGCGGTCATTACTTCCAAGTCTATGACGCGGGCGATGACGACTTCCTGGATATTCTCCACACGGGAACAGTCTGTGAGATAACGACTGCAGGAACCGGGGTCGGATCGGTACCGATAAACTTCACAGACCTCACCCTGCAAGAGTTCACGCTGCAGGATTTCAGTCTCAGTAAAGACGCACCCACAGTAGTCACTAACGCGGTAACGCTCACCTACGCCAACGGACCTGTCTTCGAAATAGATCTCGAGCCGGCTACTGGCACTGTCACGGTGACGCTGTCCGGTGGGCCGCTTACTGGTGAGTACGGTCAGATCACCGTCAAAGTACAGCAGGATGGAACTGCTGCTAGGACGATCACCTGGGCTGGTGGTACATTCAGGTGGGCTGGCGGCACGGCACATCCTATGAACCCAACGCTCGATGGCTTCTCGATCTTTACCTTCGAGAGTTGGGATGCCGGAACAACTTGGTATGGAAGCGGAGCGGACTACTCATAATGCCTAGCAGATCCACAATAACATTCGATAACCCCGAGGGCTTCTTTGCTAAATCGGTTTTGCCTCCGGCTTTTCGGAAGCGTCAGCGTGAGACTCGGTTCCGCCAGGAATGGAATCTGTCTCACTTCCTCTACCGCTGCCTGATGCTGGGTTGGAATGGCGAGGGCGATGCTCGGCAGTTCATGAGGGAATTCAAAGGGCCGAAGTACCAGCGAGGACAGTTATCGGGAGGATCATGCAATCGCTGGAATAGGCAACCTCAGGGCCAGGTCGTCATCACGACTCACAGCCTGATCGACGAGTCGACATCTTTTGCTGGAACGACGTTTACCTTTCGGACTATGGGAACGCTTCGTGGCACCGTGCTAAATGGCGATCCGCAGTTTCCTGTCTGGGCCGGAGAGTGGTGGTCAGAGGAGCCTGTGACCTCCATTGGCGACGACTATGCAGTTCGATACCTGTCGTCTGGCCAGATTGGCACCTTGACTGGTAGCGCGTCTGCCGCGGACGCTTGGGTAACTATCTCAGTTGATCGTGGATATAGCCTTAGTCGGCAGCTGGCGGTGGAAGGTATTGGGGTCAGCATTTTTCAGGCGACGTTTGAGATTGGTCCGCAGCCAAGCGGGCCAGCGGACGATAGTGCACTGCTCGGTTTGCGTGCGGACATCATTTAATCACAAACCCCGAAAGGAGAAGAGAAAGTGGAAAACCAAAACGAAAACAAAAACGTAGTCCTGAGCCCAGAAGTTATTCGTCGAGCAGCTGCTTATGGAGCTGATCTTCTTAACACCAAGGGCGCAGTAAAGATTGATGCTGCATCAGCATTGACCGGGGATCTTCAAGTATTGCACATTATCCTACAGAATATCGGTAGTGGTGAGGTGATTCTTGCTCGTCCCGAAAATCCTCCGCCCCAAGACGATATAGTCGTGGAATCAGGAGCAGAAGAGAATGGAACAGATCAGGAGTAAGGACTTCTCCCTCCACACGCTGGCCAGTACTGTGGGTTCGCTTGCAGTACTGGTTCCAGTCCTGTGGTTCATTGGAAAGCCTCTTATCGCCGATGCTTTGGCTGAGGAATTCAAGGAGACAGTTCAGCAGGAGCTTAGTCCATTAGAGGGCTCATTCAAAGTACTGCTGGATCGGGACATCAGCGCACTCCGAAAGGAAATTGCGCAGATGAGATTCCGACAGCGAGCAGGTGGAGACCAGTGGACTCGAGATGATGCTGAATATCTAGCTGAACTGGAGATCGAACTCGAAGCCTTGAAGGAAGCTCGAGCTGAGCTACTGAAAGAGAATCACTGATGGAACTTACTCTACAACGGTTTTCGGGTGGCGAGGAAGCTACTCTCGGTTTGATCTTTGCCGATGGTACCTTCTTCTGTTACTCACTCGAAGATCAATTCAATGAGCCAAAGATTCCGGGAGAGACTCGGATCCCAGCTGGTCGCTATCAGATTAAGCTGCGGACTGAGGGTGGCATGACAAAACGGTATGCTGCTCGCTTTCCTGACATTCACCGAGGAATGCTTTGGCTTCAGAATGTACCGGATTTTACCTTCGTCTATCTGCATACTGGCAATACTGACGACCACTCCGAGGGTTGCATCCTAGTCGGAGATGGACAGGTACAGAATGTTACTGAGCGCGGTCAGGTGACTAGTTCGGTGGCAGCTTACAGGCGGCTATATGAGACTGTCGTTCCAAGGCTGTCTCGTGAAGAAGTCTGGATAACCATCAAAGATGAGGACGTACTATGACTGTCAATACCAACACACTCGTGGGAGCTCTGGTTGCTGCCTTGATTCTTTTCATCAGCAGCATCGTGACTCTGTTCACCAATGACCCGACTATGACCTTTCAGGAGATCGGCCAGGCAACCTGGGTTTCAATCGTAGGAGGCGCAGCCGTTGCGTTTCTGAAAGACTATCAAGCGATTACCACCCGGCGCTTGATCAATAAAGTCACGAAAGCGGGTGACGGTGGAGGAGCGGTATGAGGAATTTACAAAAGCAATACCTGTCGTTCTTTCTGGTTCTGCTACTGGTAGGCATACAGGGCTGTGTCAGCTCGAACCCTATCGCCCGAGCGGAGACAGTCGAACAAAAGGCCTACGCTACTTACGGCACGTTTGTTATCTTCGAAGAGCAAGCAGCTAAGCTCGTAAGCAGTGGAACCTTACCGGCCAGCGCAGTACAAGCGATTGCTGACGCTGATCGGCGAGCTAAGCCCGTAGCTGATTCTCTGTTGGACTCAGTCCGGGAGTTCAATGCTATTCAGGCAGAGTTCGAAGCAAGCGGTACTGGAGAGGAGCGGTATATCGCCGCTATCAACAACCTCAATGGTTGGATTGATCGAGCTGCCCCTCTCATTGATAATCTCGTAGCGGCAGTGAAAGGAGCTGAATAATGGATCCGATTAGCATGATTCTGCTGGCCGTCCGCGGATTGTCAGTAGTCGTAAGCAACCCCGCTCTGGGCGGAGGTTCGAGCCTCAAGATGAATGAGATCTCTGAGTTCCTGGGCATGCTCGGTGAATTGATCGAGCGCGGTAGCGAAGGACACGAAGAGCTCAAGAGATTCGCTGAGACCATTGATCGAATGGTAGCTGAGAATCGAGGCCCGACTCCAAAGGAATGGGACATTCTTCGTGGTCGTAGTGATGCTGCTCACGCAGTTATCCAAAGAGCGGCTGCGGCGTTAACTGAGGATGAAGTTCGAGCAGATGAAGCAGCTGATGCTTCTCGTGCCGAACTGGAAGCGGCTGGACAACCTACGACTGGGCCAGATGAGATGGACCCGGACGTACTCGATCCGCCCCAGGAGTAAGCCATGCCCACTGCAATGACATTTGACTCGCTGCAGACTGACTTGAGACAGTATCTCGAGCGGGGTACTGCAGTGGATACCACCGTCTTCGAGCAACTGCCTCGGCTGATCAACTTAGCTGAGCGAGATATTGCTCGTGCCCTGAAGATCCAGGGTTTCATTAACGTCGTGACTAGCGTGATGGCTGCGGGAACTTCGGTTTACGCTAAGCCTGATCGCTGGCGCGATACGATAAGCATCAACTACGGGGTTGGTACATCTAACAATCAGCGTACTCCTGTCTACCCCCGGAGCTATGAGTACCTGAGGATGTACCACCCCGATTCTACCGTGCAAGCACCGCCCGAGTTTTATGCGGACTACAACTACGCCAATTGGCTGTTCGCACCGACACCGGATGCAGCTTATCCCTTCGAGGTTGTCTACTATGAATTGCCAGCTCTGCTTGATGCATCGAATCAAACTAACTGGCTTACCGACCACGCACCGAACACTCTGCTGCACGGTTCTTTACTTCAAGCCAGTCGGTTCCTGAAGAATGATGAACGTATTCCGACATGGCAGAGCACTTATGACCGCGATCTTCAGCTACTTAATGGCGAAGATCTTCAGAAGATTATCGACCGAACAAGTTCAAGACAGGGAGCATAACATGACATATACTGATGTCTTCGGAGGCGCTACGCTCTACCCCGCTGGGCAGACGTATCTGTCTCTGACCTTCTCAACCGACCAGGTACTGTCTTGGCCGATTGAACAACAGATCGGTGGAAACATCGTGGCTAGCATCATTGACCTCAACCCAACTGGTGCTGGACTCAATGTCGATATGCCCGATGCCCGTCAAGCTTCCAATGGTATTCAGGCAGTCTTCAACAATATCGGCGGAAATACGGTCACCGTCCGCGATGATACCGGTGGAACCATTCTTTCCTTGGCGTCAGGAGCCGCCTGGGTTCTCTATCTGAGCGATAACAGCACGCAAGCAGGCACGTGGCGTACCTTCCAGCTTGGCGCCTCTGTGGCAGTAGCGAATGCCTCAGCGCTTGCTGGAGCGGGATTGAAAGCTATCTCGACAACGTTGAATCAGCGCATCGCTCCGACTTCGACGGCCGTCACTCCTATTACCTGGACGGATTCTAATCGAGCCCAGATGACAATCTGGACGGGAGGTGTAGGTGTACTTAATTTTCCCTCTCCTGGCGCTGTTGGTTCTGATTGGTTTGCTATGGTCCGAAACAGTGGCTCAGGCGACCTCACCCTTACTCCGCCTTCTGGTACTATTGATGGTAGTGCTACACTCGCTATGGCTCCTGGCGAATCTTCTATCATAGTCACGGATGGAACGAATTTCTTCACGGTGGGTTATGGACAATCTAGCTCGTCAGTCTTTGACTTCATCGAAATCAATGTCGCCGGCTCGGGTGACTACACGCTCTCCGGGGTCGAGTTGAACCGGATTTCCTATCGTTTCACTGGCATCTTGACCGGTAATAGGAACATCATCGTACCTGGCTCTGTTCAACAGTACTGGGTCGACAACTCGACTTCCGGAGCTTTTTCTTTCTTCGTCAAGACAGCTCCTCAGGTTACTCCGATTCAGATTCTTCAAGGTGATCGGAACATTCTGTACTGTGACGGAACGGATGTTGTAAGCGCCGAGTCAGCAACTGTTTCTTTCCCCATCGCTGTATCCCAAGGCGGTACTGGTGCTAATACTGCTGCTAATGCTCGAGTCAATCTGGGTGTTCCTCCTGAGACTCGACTGATCAATACGGCAGCTCTCAGCGGTCTAGCTGGAGGTGGCGATCTAACGGGCGACAGGAGTCTGTCCATTGATGCTGATAACCTGACAGCTGAGACTACTATTGACTCGGCTGTTGATGTGGTTCCTTTCTACGATGATTCGGCTGCGGCCATGCGTAAGGCTACCGTAGCCAACCTGGTACCGAAGAACAATGACTTCAAGAGGAAGAACACCGCAACGGTTCGAAGCTCAACCACAACTGTCACGGATGATCCGGATTTGGCAGGATGGTCAATTCCCTCAGCTGGGAACTATATCATTCAGGGTATGCTGAAGGTAAGCGTGACGGATAACGTAGTTGGATTCCGTTGGCACTTCCAAACTACTTCGTTCGATACCAATCTAAGTCAGAGCCAGTTGATTACCTATGGCTACAACGGTTCGATTTTCACAGTAGTCGATCAAACGCCTGACGCTGATCAACAGCTGGGTATTGCAGCCTCTGGTAGCTACTGGTTCATCCTTCAGGGAATGATTCGATTCACTGGAGCCACGACTCTGGACTTCCAATGGGCTCAGTCAGTCAGCGGCGCAGCCTTTACGACATTGGAAGGTGGCTCTTGGATTAACCTCATCCGAGCTTCGGATGCTACTGCTACAGCGAACACGTTCACGTCATGACGCAACCAACTCGAATCATATCTGCACCCGGCATCAAGCGAGATGGTACTAAGCTTGAGGGTGATTCCTACGTTGACGGTCAGTGGTGTCGATTCCAACGCGGTCGGCCACGGAAGATGGGCGGATATCAGGCAGTCACAAATGCTGTCCCAGAAATCGTCCGAGGCATGGATGCCTACTTCATTGACAACCTGAACTATCTACATTTAGGTGGGGCTACTCAGCTCAATCAGTTCGTTGTCAATACCAACGGCAATCTGGCCAGTACAGCTGATCGGACTCCGGCAGGATTCTCAACTGATCCCGACAACCTCTGGCAGTTCAGCGTATTCTTCGAGCAGGTAGGTGCGACCAATCATCTCATCGCTCATGCTGCGCCGAACCTCAGCGACATCGCTAGCAGCGTGGCTACTCCAATCTACTTTGGGCAGGTGGATGACACAGCTGTTCTGACGAGTACGGGCAAGAGCGTCAGTGGAGGAGCGATTGCTCTCGGTCCGTATCTGATGGCTTACGGCAGTGATGGATTGGTTAGCTACAGTACGATCAACGATCCGAATGGTACTTATACCGACGCCTGGATCACGCCACAGAAGATCGTGAAAGGACTTCCGCTTCGAGGTTCAGGTGCCGGTCCCGCTGGGCTGTTCTGGTCGCTCGATTCATTGATCCGAGGACAGTTTGTAGGAGGAGCTACTGTTTGGGCTTTCGATACGCTAAGCGCTGAGACGTCTATTCTGTCATCTCAAGGAGTGATCGAGTATGACGGCATATTCTACTGGCTTGGCATTGATCGGATGTTGATGTTCAACGGCGTCATTCGGGATATACCCAACTCCTTTAACCTCAATGACTTCTTCGACAATCTGAACTACACTCATCGTCAGAAGGTATTTGCCTACAAGGTTCCTCGCTTCGGTGAGATCTGGTGGTGCTATCCGCGAGGCAACGCTACTGAATGTACGCATGCTATCATCTTCAACGTCAATGAAGGCGTCTGGTACGATACCGCGCTTCCTGATGAGGACAGGACTACTGGGGTATATGCTAAGGTATATAGGAAGCCCTTTATGGTAGACCGTGTGGATACGGGGGTGGGTTATACGCTATGGCAACACGAAACGGGTACTGATAAGATACAACAGAGCGACGTTCAACCCATCCCCTCGTATTTCGAGACTGCGGAAATCTCGTTGCTGACACAGGAACAGGCGCAGAACAAAGCTCTGCATGTGGCACTGATTGAACCGGACTTTAAGCAATCAGGGAACATGACCGTTACTGTACGCGGGAGAATCAATTCCCGCGCTCCACAGACAGACGGTGAAACCTTCACCTTCTCTGATGTTGCTACGTCAGGTGACGAGGAGACAGTCAAGGTGAAGGAAACCAAGCGACTCATGAGTTTCAAATTTGCTTCCAACACAATTGGAGGCCATTACGAGATGGGTGAATGCTTAGCGCACGTTGCACCCGCGGACGGAAGGACGCAGACTTGAACATTGATCCCCGAGGGATGACCTTTACCGACTGGTCGGACCGAGTGAACGGTCTATTGACCAATAGGTTGCCCTGGAGATTCGATGGAGACGAAAGCGGTTGGATGGACTGGGCTCATTACTTGAAAGACCATCCAGATTTTGAGGGCCAGAATATTCCCGAACCGGAGATCTTCGATCACTGGGAAGAATGGGCCATGAGATTCAATCAGACAGTAGAACTGCCAGGGTGATGAGAATGGATTTTGATAAAGAGGCCAACAGCGTAATGAAAGATCTTCAAATGGTAGCTCAAGTTCCGGGTGGACTCGAGATGCTATTCACTCAGGCGGCCAATCAGGGGAGAAAACGTGGCGGCTCTGTCAAGAAGCTTCGATTGTACTGTGGTGGAGAGGCCAAGTATCAGGAAGGAGGCTTAGCTCAAGCCGAGGAAGTTCGGTCAATGGGCCGTGGAGACGATGAGGTTCTACTTCATGTCTCTCCCGAAGAATACGAAGCTATTGTGGCGATGTGGGGAGAACCCGACATCAACCCTAATACTGGCCTCCCGGAGTACGGCTTTCTATCGAAGGTCTGGAAGAAAGTCAAGAAGGCGGTCAAGAAAATCGTCAAGAGCCCTGTCTTCCAGTTCATCGCACCGATTGCACTCAACGCTTTTGTTCCTGGCCTCGGAGCAGCGATTGGATCGCAACTCGGTCTGTCTGGAGGTCTCGCTTCGACTGTCGGCAATGCTGTCGTCCGAGGAGGCATAGGAGCGGCAGGAGGAGGCAAAGAAGGTGCGCTCTCAGGTGTCGTTAATGCGCTGACCATGGGCGGCACAGGAGCCGATATAGGCTCTAAGCTAGGACTTTCGGGAGGTCTGGGCAAAGCTGCTGGCAATGCGATCATCGGAGGAGTAGGAGGACAGATCGGCGGAGGCGGCTTTGCGCAGGGAGCTCTCGGCAACGTAGCTAATGCGATGATGATGGAGCCGTTGGAGAAGGGAACCGAGGGAATGCTCAAATCGACATTTACACCTGAGACTTCTGAACTGAGCAGTGCACTTCAGACTGGCGACATGAGTCCTATTCCCGGTGGTCCTCAGATGAGTCCAGTTCCGGGTGGTGCGCCGCAGATTAGCGATATGCTGAAGGGCAGCCAAGATCTTCCGTGGTATCAAGATGCCTGGAACTGGGCTAAGGACAATCCCCTTCTTGCTGCTGGTGCTGCGGGATTAGCTTACAGCGGTCTGTCAGGTGGGGGCGGAGATGAACCTCCTCCGAACTGGCAAGGGGGCGGGTCAGGTGAATTCTTCGAGCCTCTACCAACAAACTTTGACTACGGTCGGGAGTTCCAGGGTCTGAGTCCTGAAGCTTATTACACCTATGGTCAAGCAGGAGGAGAGCATACCTTCCTAACTAACAACCAAATCGGTCGACAGCTTCCCGGAACTCAGCCTCCGGCAGGTCAGCCAGGCATGCCACCTCCCCAAGGTCAACCGGGCACGAATTGGGGAGCGAATCCGAATGATCCCCATGACATGGGCTACGGCTTCTATAATGAGTTCGGTGAATTCATGCCCTGGGATAATTCAGAAGGGGCTTTGCCCTATGCTCCTCCGGCTCAGCCAACTGCTCCTCCAACTATGGTTCAGCGTGACTTAACTCCGGATGAGGCCAATTTTCTCAGTCTCGATTTGTCTGGAGCTAGCAGTTCTCTAGGTAAAATGCTGCGGAATCTTCAGCAGCAAGCGGGTGCCGGATATTCTGAGGGAGGTTATGTCGGTTACCAAAGGGGCGGTCCTTTAGGTCACGCCAAAGGAATGGGCTCAGGTCGAGACGATACCATCGAGGCATTGCTATCAGATGGCGAGTTCGTCTTTGATGCTGAGACTGTTTCTCTGCTAGGTGATGGCAGCAATTCGGAAGGCGCTCGTCGCCTCGAGGAACTGCGTCAGAAACTGCGGAAGCACAAGGGTAAGAAACTGATGAAGGGAAATTTCAGCGATGACGCTATGAACCCGGAAGATTACTTACCGAAGGGCCTCGGTCAGCTCTCTGACAAGGAAGTAAAGCAGATGCAGAAAATGAAGCCAAGTCCCAAAGACAGCAAGGCTCGAAAAAAGATGAGACAACGAATGTTTATTAAACGACTCCAACAGCAGATGGGAGATTGACATGGCCGGAGTATTAGACTTCTTATTCGAGGGTAGGCCGCCTTCGTCTGTCAATACTTACGGGCAGACGGTTAAGGATATTCCAAAGTGGCTGTCCGATTACACGCAAGGCCTCATCGGTCGAGCGAACATGATTGCCGCCGAGCCTTACATTCCTTACGAGGGTCCGAGGATCTCGGGCTTCTCGCCGGATCAGCTTCAGGCTTTCGATATGGCCCGAGGAAATGTTGGCTCCTGGTCTCCGCTGATGCAGGGAGCAGCTGAATCGGCTTATGCTGGTGGATCGGCTGACCCCTATGCTGCTGGGTCTCCATACATCCAGTCGGCTATGCAGGGATTCCCCGGAGCGGTTCAGGAGTACATGGACCCCTACATCGGAAACGTCCTGAATCGGCAACAGGAGCTGTCTCAACGGAACCTCGAAGAGAACATCATTCCAAGCATGCAATCAGCCTTCATAGGTTCGGGAACTTTTGGTGGAGACCGAATGGCTGATATCTCAGGCCGTATTGCTCGAGATACGGCTGAGGGTCTGCAGGGTCAGCAACTCGCGGCGCTATCCGGAGCTTATGGTCAAGCTGGCCAGCTGTTCGGTCAGGATATGCAGCGACGGGTTCAAGGCGGTCTGGGTCTCGGACAGCTGGAAGGAATGCGAGGAGAACTCGGTTTGAAAGGCTCTTCTCAACTGGGAGCCCTGGCCGAAGCATTACAGGGTATGCAATGGAGAGACGTTGCTGGACTGGAATCTGTTGGCCGTCAGCAGCAGGATCTGGGTCAGCGAAGCCTCGATCTCGCTTATCAGGACTTCCGGGAGCAGAGGGACTATCCGCGTCGCACTATCGACTGGATGAACTCAGTCATTCGCGGCATTCCATACTCTCAGATGATTACCTCACAGCAGACAGGACCAGCAGATGTCTATGGTCCATCGCCACTCTCTCAAATCGCTTCGCTCTATTCAACGTGGCAAGGGCTGGGCGGAAAGCAAGGTGGATAATATGCGGCGGAAATTTCAAGAAGGCGGCTTGGCTGCAGCTAACTCGATGGATTCCTCAATGGACCCCACCTCTGCTCTCATGGGCCTCTTCGGTCAGTTCAATACGACCACTCCCGAGGCTCAGAGGTATGCTCGAGATATTCTCGATGAATACGGAGAGCAGGACTGGTCGACTGAGCAAGAGATCATGGAGCGATTCCGCGAGACAGCGGAGGAGTCCCGTGCAGCTCTTAAGGCAGCTCGAGAACAGATTCTGTCTCAGGAGTTCGACAAGCGTCAGATGTGGCTAGCTGCTGCTCAGGGATTCGGTGCTCCTACTCAGACTGGCCAATTCGGTGAGACGCTCGGAAATGTAGCGGGTCTTCTTCGGCAGCCTATGGCTGAAGAAAGAGAGTTCGAGCAGGACAAACTCAACCGTCTCCTCGAACTCGATCAGGCTATGTCGGGCGTTGATCAGAATCTGCTGATGAACGAGTTCCAGGTACAGAAGCTGCAGAGACAAACCGAAGGTCAGATGGCTCGAGAAGCACTGAAGATTCTCGGTCGTCCTCCAAGGACTGGCGCGGGTTCTCCAATGCGACCGATGGATGCTCCTGGGATCAAGTCGCTCGATCAGAAGATGGCTACGGAGTATGCTGATTGGGTCACTGGAGGAGGTGCAGCAACTCAAGGTAAGATTGCTCTGCTTTCTGACATGGTCGGACAGCTCAAGAGTCGAGATGATCTTAGCGGTCCCTGGATTGGACTCATTCCGAAAGCGGGACGAGACTTCCTGTTACCCGAAAGCGCCAATGCTCAGGAAACAGTCGAGACTGTCGCTCAGGAATCATTGAAGCAGATTCTCGGCGGTCAGTTCGGTCAGCGCGAAGGCGAGATGCTGTTGCAGAGAACCTTCAACCCAGCTCTTGAAGAATGGCAGAACGCCCGTCGAGCAGAAGCTCTGATGCTGAAGATTCAAAAGGCCTACGAAGAGAAACAGCGGGCAATGGAATACTTCAGTGACAATCAAACGATGTACGGCTATGACGGCAAAATGCAATGGACGCTCGAAGACTTCATGCCTGAAGAGACCATGCGTAAGATCCGTATGCCGAATGGTGACATCATTGACGTACCGGCTAGCCTTACGACTAAGAAGCAAGTTCAGCAGTACTACGACAGAATCCGGGAGCAACGAGGATACAGGCGGGGAGGTAAAGTAAGTAGCACCTTCAGACATCGTCGCAAGTTCCAGGAGGGCGGACCGGTCGAGAACTTCGAAGAGCTCGGAGAAGACTACGACCAGGAGTTCGGGGACATAGGCGGCTTTACACCGATGGATGCTCTTCGAATTGTCGGTGGAGCTAGCGCAGGGTTGCTTGGAGGAGTTGGTGCAGAAGAAGCGGGTACTCGACTCTACGAAATGAATCAGAATCTGAGTCGTCCGCCGCGAAGCGAGCAGCTCATTGGTATGGCGATGGAGGAAGGCAACGTACCGCCAACCGAAATGGTTACTGAAGTCAAGCGTGGCCAGCGCATGGGAGTTCCGGAAGTACCGTTAGACGTCTCAGGACGCACAGCACGGGAACTTGGCGAGCGAGCTATAATGGCATCAGGTCCAATCGGCGATGAGGCCTTGGACATGCTCGTAGAGCGTCAGGCAGAATCTCGTCAGCGAGTAGCGCGTCAGGTCGAGAAGGGCCTTCGTACTCCTGAGTTCTACACCACTGAAGATCGACTGACCGATAAGCTGTATACTCAGGCTTCACCGCTGTATGAGAAGGCATTCAAAGAAACTGTCCCTGCTCCTCCGTGGTGGGGAGAGATGTTCGACTCCAAGTACGGCAAGAAAGCTATTCAGTTGGCTCTCTCGATGATGAAGGAGTCGGGTAAATCCATAGGTAAGGCTAACTTAGCGGGAATGGTAGAGCGACCGACTCTCGAGTTCCTGGACTGGGTCAAGAAGGGTTATGACCAGCAGATCTTCAGAGCTCAGGGTAACAACTGGCATCCTACCGCTACTACGCCCGAAAGCCGAATCATCAAAGAGCAGAAGAAGCGATTGGTCAGCTACCTGGATGAGAACGGTCCAGAGGAGTATAAGAAAGCACGGGCGCAATACAAAGGCGATGCCGAAGTCATCGAGGCGTTGAACCTGGGTCGAGACAGCTATTACCGCATGCCGGTTGAAGAAGCTCGCCGGACACTCGAGAATATGAGCTTCGCTGAGAAGCAGGCTCTTCGAACTGGGTTTGCTCAGAAGATGTACGAGGTTATCTATGCGCCCAGCACTGACATCGCTGCCGCTCGCCGATTGATCGGTAGTCCTGAGATGCGAGGAAGACTCGAACTGCTCTTCGACAAGCCACGCGAGTTCCGCGTCTTCGATGCTGCATTGAAGCGCGAGATGGATATGTGGGAAAGGAATCGCGGAATGATCCGTCGGGCAGAGTCAGGTCGGACCAAGCGTCAGATCGCCAATGTCATGGAGATGGACGATCCGTTGGCAGCGGTCAAACAGCAGATTGGTCGCGGACCCACGATGTGGGTACTTCGTATGCTTCCGCCTTACGGCAGCAAGAGGACGTTGTCTGAGAAGGAAGCAGACGAGATTGTCCGTATTCTTACGCAAGGCGACGTTCAGGAGCTCGAGCAGATCCGACCGAGGCTCGACTATGCCACTGAGTACGCCAAGAAGCGAGGCAAGCGCCGTGGCAAGGCAGCTATCGCGGGTGCAGCGCTTGGAGCGGCTATAGCAGCGCTCAGCGGCGATGAGGAAGACGACGAAGATGTTGATCCCGAAGAGATGATCGAGGCACTTCAGTAATGGCCAAAGTCCGTCCATTCAATCGAGCAAAGCAATACGCTCATAGCGAAGCTCCAATACCGGGGTTCTTCTCAACGCTTGACGAGCTCGTAGCTACTTCTCCTCGTCCAGCTATGACGAAGACGGAATGGGAGCAGTGGTTGAAGCCAGGTCGCATGTTCAATCGCGAGGGAGTTCAATACGGCCTCAAGAAGAGCGAGCTCCAAGAGAATGACATGGATACCGTTCTCTCCAACCTACAGAGATATGCCTTAGAAGAATCCGAAGGTGGAGATGAACTGATTCCTCGAGAGTGGATCTTCCGCGACTTGCAGAAGTGGCGTCCCAAGTTCACAGGTATGGTTCTAGATACCTACGAAGCGGGAACGATGTCAATGTCCGACCGCTTGGCGGAGATGGCCGATGCTCTGAAAGACCATCCTGAGCGGGGATCAATGGCTTTTAGTGATGACCCCGATATAATCACTGCCATTGGACGGTGGCAGCCGGTTGAAGATATGCTTCCGGGTAGAAGAACACATACAGATCGGCTAGAGACGTATCAAACCAAAATCGCTGATCCGCAGTATGAAAGCTGGGGTTACCACCACAAGTCGGCTGACTCAAACGATAATGATGGCTACTTTGAATTAGTCACGCGATATGCTGGCCCAAAACCTATGGGCAAAGTACATCAACATTACGACAAGGATACTCTTTCCTGGTCTCGGGGAACTCGCCATCTCAATACGACAGACGAGCAACCCTCAGTAGTTAGGCTAATCGAAGAAGTTCAATCCGATTATCATCAACAAGGTCGGAAACGCGGCTACGCTACTGATGATATTGTCGACGAGGATGCCTATCTCGCTGATGAGATGAGTCAGATTGAAACGGAGCTCAAGGACGGGTACAGTATTGATCCGGATGATTTCTATCGCAATGCTGCTGGAAACTCGAGAATGGAGTACAGTGGCTATCCTCTTGAGGTTCAAGCGGCAATTGATGAACAATTCGAACTGTGGATGAACTACAGAGATCGAGCTCGAGAGATTTCAAAAACACTCGAAGAAATTCCCTTCAAGGATACAAAGGAATACTTCGAACATGAGCTGATGAAGAACGTCATTGCAGCCGTAGATGAGGGCGAGAGCTACGTTGCAATTGTTCGGGGACAGGATCAAGTCGACCGGTACAACTTAGGCGGGAAGCGAGCTGAGGGAACCAAGAAAGCTTATGACGAGCTTTATCCGTCAGTGATGAAAAAGATTGCCAACAAATACGGAGGCCAGTTTGATGAGGTGCAAATCGAAGTCGTAGAAATGGTTGAGCCGCGCCTCGAGTATCTGGAT